TAACTGCCATGAGTAGTGAGGGGGGCTTTCACCCCCCTCTCCTTTTTAGTCGCCATCTGTCTCAGCTACCGCAGTGCCATCAGACACATCGACAACTGAACCAGTGTTTGACAAAACAGTACAAAAGTTTGTTGTTGGCACATTGGTATCACGAACGATAATCAAGTCCCGAACATCAAGCATGTTTGCTGCACTGTTAAAATACCCTGCGGTATTTACCGTGGCAATCGCATCGGCAGATGTGTACATCCACAAGCTACCGTTTGAATCACCACCAACACGAGTTAGTCCGCTTGAAGCAAAAGCCATTTCCTAACCCTCCTAGTTGTTGTCCAGAACTTCGTACACACCGTTATCATCGATAACAGTTGCACCCATCGACATCATCGAGGTTGCAAGGTGTGATACTTTTTCTGCGACATAGTTGATCTCAGTCGTGACATCAGCGTTGATGCCCAAACCAATAGCTGAAGTGTGATACGCCATGTTCTTACCGGCAGTGATCGCTGACGTTGAGAAGATCTTGAAACCAAGAAACTCTTTCATTGTCATGCCACCAGCAAACGGAAGATTCTGCTCACCAACAAAGTCTGACGATGCAAACTCAGTAATGTTGAACAGATCAGCATAACCCTTCGGGTGCATTGCCAGATAACGCTGACCGTCTTCTGGAATGTTTGCTGTGCCAAATGTCTCAAACAGTGACAGCAGATCAGCTTTTTCAAGAGCAGATGATGCGTCGTGGATCTGAGTTGAGTTAGCGCCAGCGTCCATTGCTGTGTACAGGATGTCATCAGTCTTACGCCCAAGTGCGGCAGCAGCAGATTGCGCTACAGCCTGACGCTCGTTGATGTTGATCTTGAGTTCATCCAGCTTGTCAATGTACTCAGCAGCATAGAAGTCAGCCATGGTGGCTTCTACTTGCGTATGCGCCAGTTCCATTGCGGTTACGTTGCCGTTGCGTGATTTGGTAGAAGCAGTGCCAGTACCAATCTTTTGGAATCGAACAGTCGAGCCAGTCACATTGTTTGCCATACGCACAGTGTTCCGCAGTTTGGAACCCATACGCTGATAAGCCATGTGTACCTCAGACTCAAACTGCTTAATGAATGCGACATCAATAGTGTTCGCCATTTTACAGTCCTCAAAGGTTGTTTACACATTGACGGTTATCTGTTTGGCATCCTCAACGCGATTGTCCTTGCGGGTCGCTCAGTGCATTACAGGCCGACTTAATTCACCAATACCATCATTTTTATCTACAGCGCAACGCTCAAATCGCATAAAGGTGTGACTGTTTATTTCATACATAGTTTCATCAAAGGTAAACCCACACCAACTTAACCACATAATCGTGTCGTGATGATCCACTGGCACATAGTTTTCAACGCTTGCAAAGCTACCCTGCAACAAATCAATCGTTGCGCGACAGCCCCGCAAGAACGGACGAAAGTTGTAGTTGATTCCATTAGTGCCAAGTAGCCAGATTCTAGCGTGGACATCATCTATTGGCACATTCCCACACATACCAATGGGCGTTTCATCAAGCCTAAGTGTGTAGGTTACTGCCCCATCAATAACAAATGGCTCAGTCAAAGCCTCAAGTGGAGTAAGGTTGTGTATGTAACATTCCCTTACATCAGCCTTGCGCATGTTGTCAGCAACACGCTCTGCATGTTCGGGTAGGCTTTTGATTAACGAGAGCCTACCAACTCGTATGACCTCATTAGCCATTTGAGAATATACGCTTGAAGCCATCATCAACCTCTTTCACAAAGGTTGGATCTCTACGCGCAGGATCGTGATAACGTGGATCAAGCATCTTCTGACGCAGATCAGCTTCTGTTTCACGTGAAACCTCAATCGCTCCGTTTGATGGACCACCCTCACGCATAGCTTCCATGACATGCTCAAGCACCATAATGCCTTCTGCCGTCTCACACATACGCTCTACAGCACCAAGCATTTCATCTGGGAAGAACTGATTGGCAAACAAACTAGCTGCCTCAGTCCTTGCACTAGCATTGTCGCCTAGCTTTGCAACCTCTGCATCATAGTCAGGCACATCAGCATTGATTGCCTGTGCATACATCTCAATGCCTTCAGCAAACTCATCCTGACTGTAGCCATTTTCAAATGCAGTCTTTGCCCACCACTGCAACAAATCATTGTCTGTTGCTGTTTCATCATCAATGCTATCAGGAAGAACATAGTCACCAACATCGGCTGGCCTATTTGCATAGGCTTGCTCTTCCATCTCTTTCATAAACTGATCGCGGAATGTTTCTTCCTTAGCACCAATCTTGCTCTCAAGATTAGAGTAGGACTCAACTAGATCATCGATAGACTTAAACTTCTCAGGCAGCGCAGCAAGCGGATCGGGTGCCGCTTCTGGCTCCATCAATGGATTTCCACCCTCGGTTACAATGCCAGAGTCTTCTGCTGTTGCTTCTACTTCATTCATTTGATTTCACCTTTTGACCATGCCGGATGCGCGACTCTATTAGGCCCACGATGTACCGCTGCCCCTCCATATGACGCAACTCCGCATCAGTTACTGCTGCGCCATTAACTGCTTCTATTGTGATTGATCTAAGATACTTCAACACATCTTTGCCAAGTTCATCTTTGAACAAGGCAGCTATGTTGATGCTTATCTTCTCATCATCTGGACGACCACGTTGGTAGCCGTCAAGACTGAGGTATTTGTTCTGCGCCACCCATTGCTCCCTGTTGAGTCTGTGCATACTGTTGTGCCAAGGCCACAAGCTGTCTGCGTTCCTCAAGGTCGCGGATCAATGAATCTGGCACACCAAACTTCTTACCGAGGTATGCTGCTGTTTCTTCTGAATCAATAAGTATCTGCACAACTTGTGGGCCAAAGGTTGCTTGAACTAACTCAAGCCAACGCGCCACAGATGTAATGTCTTGGTTTGCCTGTGCCTGTGCAAGTGGCGATACAGAGCGAACCTTTACTTCCCTGCCATTAATTGTTGGCAGTTCAATACGCCCCTGCTTCTTCAAGATGTAAACTACACGCTGAAGAACAGGTTGTACCAACTCTGCTTGGAGTCGCCCAAAAGCAGAACCAATACGACGCGACAGGTCGGCCATACGCTCTGCAACTTCTGTTGCAGAAGCTGGGGTTCGATCAGGATTACCAAGCATGTCATTGTACAAGGCTCGTTTAATATTGAGCCTCATATCAGACAGAACAAGATTGGCTACGTCAAATGAACCGGCTGCACGAATAGGCTCAAGGCCACGAGAGCCAGCAGCCTTTGGAATAACAGTACCCGGCACAAGACTAATCGTATCAGGGTTTACTACTCCGTCGTCTTCCATTTGGTAAATACCTGAGATAGCCATTTGCGCATTCTCAAGTATAAGCTCAATCGTAAGATTAGTAGTCTTAATAGCGCTAAGCGCATTGATGAGAGGCCCGCGTCCATAGACTTCCCCGCTGCACTTCGACCAGCGGAAGCAAATAAAAGGATTTGACCCCACACCACGATACTTCTCCTCTCTGACTATTTCCTTGTTTGTGCAATCAATAGCGTAAAACAGATAGGCTTCATCGTTCTTTACTGTGTAATCCTTACACACAACCTCAAGAATCTTCACCTTGTCATCAGGTGCGTTCTTAATTTTGTTCTGTAGCTTGCTGCCAATCTTAGCTTGCTTGTACATCAACGGCACATCAGATGCGCGTACCTGACGCTCACGATACACATGATCGATGCGATCATCAGGTCCAGTATCCAGCACTACATGCGGAAGTGGCACAGCAGAGAAAACAATCGGATTGATTGCATCCCCCTCAGATACAGACAACACACCAGTACCAACTGCCAGATCAAGGAATGACTCATGCACTTCCTGACCAAAGTTGCTGTTCTGAATTACCTCAAAGACGTATTCAGTTACTTCATCAAGTTCATTATCGACGCTTTCGCGTGTTTCAGACGGGACTTCAGATCCCGCACGAAAGTCTGCCCATCGTGCAAAGTTCGGAACCAAACCCTGCTGCAAGCGTGATGCAAACTCTTGAACACCGACAACGGCTGTTTCATCAAAGATTTTATCATCTCGACGTTGACCAACTGATTCATAGTAAAACGACTCCCTCTGTGGCAGCGCATACTCGTAACACTCTTCAAACAAATCGACAAAGTTCTCTCGTAGAGACTTTGCCTTTTCGTATTTCTTCATGTACATGCCAGCAAGTTTATCGTTGCTGTATGTGGCTTGTCCGGCGTCAGTATTTACAATCATCTGTTATACTCATTGAAATAGCCCATGCCACCGCCAGAGCCAGTAATTAAAGACCGACGACCAGAACCCCTGCTTGTAGCCTCTACAGATTCAGCAAGAGCCTCTTGCTTACGCTCACGCTTCTCAGAAAGCGCAGCTTCTTTTCTACGCTCCTGCTCAGCTTCTGCTTCTGGATCTACTGCTGGGCCTCTATAGCCGCCACCAATGCACATGTCAGTCTCCTTTACTAACCTGTATCATCTTACATCCTTGCCCACAAGCCACTGCGTTTTTGTTGCTTTGGCTTTCTAGCAAAGACATCAAACTCTTTCTTGGCATTAAATGCTCTTGCTGGCTTCTGACCAGAGATAAGCTGACGCCCCTCACCGGCACCCAACATTAAATATTGCAGAGCATCATGTATGTGCGAATACATATTTTTCTCAGGCTTGTCATCAAACCTTTCACCAGATACTTGCAGTCGCTTATAGCTATATCCACCCTCGAATCCCTTGATGAGCGTGGGACAGCGACGATCAATCAAGAACGCTGGCTTACCATCAACCATCTTATTCAGATTACTAGATACTGACTCAAGACGCAGATCTACTGAGTTGCTGTGTGTAGGCTGTGCGCGTAGGCCAGCACCGCGTAAGATCTGGAACGGTGTGCTTTCATCGGTTTGCGCACGGAAGTCACCAGCCGGATCGCCAAAAATATGCACATCAAGATCGCCAAAACGAGTAGCAATCTCTTGGCGCAACATCTCAGCAAAGCGCACAATGCCCATATCAATTGCCACAATCTCAGCTTGGATTAGCCACCTACCGCGTACCTTCTGTCCAAACACAGCAGCCGGTGTCAAACCAAAGTCGATGCCAATGTACAACGGAATACCAGCAGCAATAGGTATTTCTTCAGTAGCAATATGTGTCTCACCATTAAACATTGGATAAACAGGCTTACCCTCTTGGATAGTGCCAAGACGGTTCATTACATACACATCAATCCAGCTTTTAGTTTTGCCTCGAATAAGGTTTGAGTAATAACTCTCAAGCATGTTCTTGGCATTCTCAGCACCTTTGTTTGACTCATAATCCAGAACATTGCCGTTCTTATCTATCTTCTCACGCATACCAGATGGCTGCACATAGAAGTTCCAGTTGTCTGGCTTGACCAGCATACGCGCTTGCTCGTGAGGAATGTGGTCAGGAACAGGCACCTCGCCAGACATAATCGGCCACCAGTGATCTTCCTCTGGTGCATTAGTATCAGCAATCACACCTGACCATGACGGCCCACCTTCACGCATAGAAGGGAAACGACCCACACGCATAGTACACGCATCAATAATAGACTTTGGCACTTCTCTGGCCTCGTTAATCCAGATGCCAGTAAGTTCCAATGAGAGCAGCTTCTTTACATCTTCGGGGCGATCAAGGGCCAAGAAGATAACCTCAAGTTCCAGATCAGCTTGCCTGATGTTGTGTGTGTATGGCACCGACCACATAAACTTGCCCCATTGATCCTCTGGGAACCAGTCAAGCCAAGTCTTGATTGTCGTTGTTCTAAGCTGTGGGTTGGTGTTTCGGATGATTGCCCATCGACTGCGCCGAACACCATCCTTGTTTGGCTTCTGCTCTAGCGCACGGCGAAAGACCTCAACGCAACAAGCTACCGACTTGCCAGAGCCTACCGGCCCCCTAATGCCACGAAAGAACGTATTGTCTTTCATAAATGCTTTGAGGGTGTTGCCGTCAGGCTTGTAGCTAAAGTTGGTCAACCTTCTGATCCTTGCCGAACTTAATCATCCGATCAACCACCTCTGGACCAATAGCCGCAATAACCTTGTCGGCCTCGCGGTCAGTAACAAATTCTTTCGGGTGGTGAACAAGGTGGACTTTCTTCACCACCCTGCGCAGGATCTCTCGCTCTTCTGGTTTAAGTGTGTGCAGGAAACTCATCTGTAACTCGCAGTCTTTTTAGCAATGCTTTTAGGTTGCTTTGAGAACTGCTTGCCTTGCCTTACGGCAGCGCGTTTCTTCCGGCTGGTGCGCCGATACTCTTCGTCACTCAGGGCAGAGATGGCGGCAGCAGGGAGATACCGCTCACCAGTAGCCTTGCTGCCCTGAGTGCTAGGCTTCCCCGACTTGGTGCGCCATTTCTGTCGCGTCCATGCTCTTAGGGATTTCTGTGAATCTGCCATTGCCATCAGCTAGTGTATCCACCGCCAGCCTTTTTATACAAGAGAGCCAGACGCTGCGCTTTTCTTGCTGACCACTGACCGGGGCTTCCGCCCTTTCCCTCGCGCTTTACGCGGTTGAATAGGCGCTTCCTCAACGCTGGCTTCGTGTAATTCCCCGCTTCGTTGACCGCCATCTTCCATCTCCACTAGACGCTTTGAGTCGCGTGTGTAAGTTGCACCAGACAGAACCCTACCGTCCTGCATAATAAAATACGGCCCATCATACGGAGTGCCGTCTCTGAACTGATACTTAGGCACTGCGCATCTTGCTCTTAGCAATCTTATCCTGCAAATCCTGCGGCAACTTCTTCTGTGCAGCACTCAGCAAAGAACGAGCAGCCTTCTTGGCTTTCTTCTTTCCCGCAGCAGTGTAGGCATATTTCTTTCCCATTACGTTAGGCATTACTTTCCTCCACCATATTTTTCATCGATTTTTTTAAGTTTTCGTCTAATGCCAGCAAGCATAGCAGCACTGCCAGCGGCTGCTGCTGGTGGTCCATAGTCCCCAATAGCAGTTAATATGTCCTTAGCAACAGGCCCATACTGCAAAAGTATATCGCCAGCACCACTAGCCTTAATCAAACTTTTATTTTTTTTAGGCGTCTTAATTGCACGTTTCATGCCTTACACAGTTCCTTATTTCATTGCAGCGGCAAGAGCAGACTTAACCCTTGCGTTAGTTCTGCTAATCATTCCAATGTCTATGGCATTTTTAATGTCTCTAACATACCGCTTTGTTTCGGAGCTTGTAAGAGCATTGCCACTAACATCATCTTTGCCCGATATTAAATTTTGAATTGCTGGTTGCAATCGAGCATTAATACGATTGCTCTCTTGCTTGCCAATCAATGTTCTTGCTTTTGACTTCATGACTTAGCCCTTTCCTTAGACTTCTGGTAAGAGGCTAACAAAGAACGACCCTTGCGTACAGCACTAGCCTTGTCACCACGATGCCCCCATGCCTCTAGTGAAAGCTTCAATCGTGTCTTCTTCCCATCCTTTATCAGCGGACCCTTGGCGCTGCCCATCCTTACCAAGAAGCTGCCCTGCCGCCGCTTGCTCTGTGGTGTCTTCGCCTTGCCCTTTACTGGGGCTTTGAGTGTGCCGCCGGTTTCCCGCTTGTATGATGCGCGTCCGGCAGCGTTGAGACCACCTTGAGGATTCTGTCCTTCCTTGCGCTGCCATGCCGGAGTCTTGCTCATCTAACATTTCTCAAGTTAATCAGACTAGCCCTTGTGCCAAAAGAAGTTCTGCGGCCACCGCCACGCCTGTTCTTTGTCGTGGCCCTGCGATCACTACCCATCTGCTCAACATCAACAACAGGCTCCTCAACCTTGGGCTTAGGAGCAGGAGCAGGAGCAGGAGCAGGAGTGTCATCCTCTTGCTTCTTGGAAGCCATAGGATTCATGTCAGGACGCCCAGAATAAACCCGGCCACCAAAAGTACCCGGCTCAGTAACACCAACAATAGAACCAGTCTTGGTCGTTACAGGCCTCACACTATAACTAGGCTTGTCACCCAGCTTGCCAATAGTCGGCGTGTCACTCTTTAGCTTATCCATCAAACGAGCAGCAGAGGCAGTGCCAATAGTGTTCAATATACCGCCAACAGTGCCAGCCCTGCCCAAACCCCTAGTGCCTACAGTGGCCCTAGTCTGTAAATCACCAAGCTGCTCCTTGGTAATGTCAGAACGACCAGCAATGTTGGCCGCAGCCACATCACTGCCAGTAATCGCACGAACAGCACCCGGACTTATGCCACTAGAAGGCTTGTAACTTACACCAACCTCACGCTGCTTGGCAGACGCAGGACCACTAACTCCCCTAGCAGGAGCCAGACGAACCCTCGGTGGATTCAAATTTTCTGATGTTCCCCCGCCGGGATCTCCGCCTGTACACATGATCGAGCCTTTTTTGCCTATAATGTCCGTGTGGTACTACGTCACACTGGCATAGCCACACTTTTGGGGGCACCCCCTTTATGTCAGGTCTATGCTCACCTTAATTTCCCCAGCATGCAAGTGCATAGATTTATCTACAGGCTTAAACCCAGCACGATCTAGTATGTCCTTGCTCGCTTCCAACTGAACGTACTCTGACTTAGCGCCAGATGCTAGTCTCAGCAACTTGCTGGCAGCATAAGTAGCATTAACACCCAAGCTTTCAGTTACCGCTTGCATCATATACTGCTGCACATGAGGCAGCTTCAAAGCCTTGCTGGCTGTGACTCTGCCGCTTTCTCCTTCAGCGTATCCAGCCTTACCAGCTGCCTCTTTGATGCTACATCCTTCTGACACGAGCGTATCAACTAGAGCCATCTGTTTACCAGTTAGTGTCTTAGCTACTGTCATACTCAAACCTGACTGTTGCCCCCCCTGTGTTCCCCCCCAAAGTGGCCGATCTGTCAACCCCATGTCAACCCACTAAATGCAAATATATCTCACTCAGCCCTTCATCATCTGTTCTGTGCGCGTGGCCTATGTACGCGCCAGCGGCCGTTGCGACAGCGCTGCGATCTGTTAATCGCAGCACTGACGGACGTTGCGCGGCGCATTGCAACACGCGCAGGATAGGGGGGATATACCTCAAGTATATTCATGCTCCACAACAACATCAGACTGCGAGAAAAGCTGTTGGCAGAACCTTGCCAAGTCCACATTTGCTAGCATTGACATAGCACTCCTAACCAAAGAAACGACCCGATCCGCCAAGAACAACCAACGCATCACAGCGGCCTCTTTGCACCCGCGCTAGTCGCGCGTATCAAGTCTCGCCCATGCTCAGTTTGCTGCCCAGCCCGCGCTTATTGGCCCGCGCTTTTATTTGCGCTTCGCGCAAGCGGGCCAGTGCGCATCCGCGCAAGCGGGCTGGATCAAACTGGCATGCCGGCCGAGCCTGACTTGATTGCAGAGGCTACTGTGATTGCGGGTTGTTCGTAAGGCGGGATCGTCTCGCCTCTTTGCTAAGGAGTGACTAATGTCAAAGCAATCAAATGTAAATGGACTTGCCAAGAACCTGACCAACATCTTTTCTCTTGCTGCTGTTGAACAAAACAACACAACAAACAGATCAGTTCAGTACCACATTCAGAAGTTCATCGATCATCTGGAATGGTCGATCAACAAGAAGGAAGAGATCAAGACACAGATCTTCGACAAGGGCGTTGAGATGAACGCCAACAGACACGGCGATGTCGAGGGTGCGCCAGCCTTCGATGCGGGACAACTCCTCCAGTGGGAGCGGGACTGGAACTGGCACAACGATCAGCAGAGCGTCTCAGAAGAGATGCTCACTTACCTCAAGCAGGCGCAACAGCAGATGTTCCCAGATGAGGTTGCAACTGCCAAGCAGAACGCAGCAGCCACCGCAGATGCCGGTTCCTTCTTCTCCAAGTCAGCTTAACCGGTTGACACAGCCTCGCAGCTTCGGCTGCGGGGCTTTTTCTTTGACCGGTATGCAGCCGCAGCACCGCCTTAGAACGGCCATATAACTGCGTTGCAAACACAACAATCATTGCTATACTGCAAGTATGCAGTAACGAGGAAAAAATGAAACTTCTATCAAACTTTCTCATCGGAATCGGCATGTTCGCTCTGATCTTTGGCACATCCATGGCAGAGCCAATGGATAACAGCGCCTTCTTCTTTCAGATCACATGTCTTATCGGCGGCATATGTGTCGCCTTCATCGGCGGCATTGTCCGCACAATGGCTGAATAGCCAACAAGGAGAACCAAAATGGACGGAACTATCGTCAAAGAAGACCTGTGGCATTTCCCAGTTGAGATGTGCAGCTTACACGCATCATCAATCCACACCGACAATGTTGAGGTGCCAGAAAATATGGCACGAGCAGTCGTGCGCACTGACACCAATCAAGTGCTGGGTGTTCACGGAAAAAAGTACAAGCCAATCACCAACATGACTGTCGTAAATGCAATGGTCGATGCTGTACATGAGTCAGGCATCAGCCGTGACTATGACTTGACTATCGATACACTCGACGGTGGAGCCAAGATGCGTGGTCGATTCTTGTTCAACGATTTGGTGATCGAACCTGATGTTGGCGATATCATCAAGCACGAGATCCTGTTTTACAACAGCTACGATGGTAGCTGGGCATTCCAGCAGACCAGCCGTGGTCACAGACTCTGGTGCAAGAATGGCTGTAGTAACGCCATGACTGTAGCTAACACATGGGCCAAGCACACCACCAATGTGAATGTCAAAGGCAGCACCACCAAGATCGTTGCTGGTCTTGAGACATTCATGCAAGACAAAGATGTATACAAAAGCTGGATGACAACCAGAGTTGATGACGAGACAGCTTTCTTATTCTTCAAGATGAAGCTGTGTCGTTACCCAACACAGGATGCCAGCGTCAAAATCAACGAGCGTCGTTACGAGCAGCTTTGCCGCCAGTGGAACAAAGAGAAAGTTCAACTCGGTCAAAACAAGTGGGCTTTGTACAACGCTTGCACCCACTGGTCTACGCATACTGGTGACACCAACACACCGCACGTTGCTAGACGCAATCGTGAGAACCTACTTATCAAAGCACTCAAGCCAGCCAACTGGCATCTTGCATAGGAGACATCATGTCCACACCATTTATCGTATTGATCGAGGGGGCCATCGGCCTCCTCGACAGGGCCAAAGACAACATCAATGACACAGGCAAAGATGCCTTTCGCTACGATGTTGAGACAGCCCTTCACTCGCTGAACAGCATCAGCAACAAGTATCACGAGTCACTTGACCGATTCGTTGCCGAACCAATCAACCCATCAATCAAAGAGGTGAAATGATGTCGCTCATGCAGCAACGCCACTTTGAATACATTGCAGACAATGTGGCACCACTCTTGCCTTGGCCATCAAAAATACAGGACATGGCTGACAAACTAGCAGCAACCAACCCACGCTTTGATCGCAAGAAATTTATAGATCGCGCGACCAAAGCATGGGAGGCAGCCAATCCAATGGAGGAGTTGGATGACTACATTCCACACCTTGAGCCGTGAGTATTATGAGTGTCAAGATTGCGAAGCGCAGATCGAACACTATCATGATCTCAAGCACTACAGCGAAGACAGCGGGGGCTTCTGCCCCTTCTGTGACAGCGATCATCTAGTCGTGATGCAGTCTTACATTGTGTATCAACAAGTTTACGCAAGATCAGATGATGATGCTCTTGAGACAGCTTTGGAGATAGACGAATGGCAAACACAAAGTGGAAGTATCACACAGTCATAGACCCTGACTTTGACACTATGTTCTTTGGACCAGTCGATGTTCATTTCCAAGAAGAACAATACCAAGGCAACAAGTCACAAGGAGACGAGGTACACATCAGGCCATCAGTTGTTAAAAAGCCAGCAATAGGCAAGCACTCAGTATGGCCTGAGTTATGGAGACGCAAATGGAGAACCTGATGAGATACGAACTGTATCATTACCTGATGGACTCAATCGCCACCCACTTTGAGATACAACTCAAAGATCGTGACCACTATACAGAACAAGACTGGCGTCGATTAGAATACAAACACGACGCGTGTGTCATGTTTATCAATCAGAAACTAGGAGAACCAATCAATGAACGATCTGTTTGACAAGCTGGGATTAGACCAGCCAGATTTTCCAGAGACACCAGCGTACAAGCTGGCTCGTCGTGATGACCCAAGCACCAGCCATGACGCTGCCGAGCAACTTGATGTCAGTAAGATGGAACGCATTGTATTAGCTGCAATCACCAGCTTCTCTGCCGATGGCTGCATATCAGATGATGTGCTGCGCATCTTACCAAACCATCGATACAGCACAATCACTGCTAGATACAAGCAACTCAAAGAGAAAGGCTTGATCTTTACTGACCATCGCAAACGCAAAGGTGAGTCTGGTCGTCAGCAACTAATCATGTGGGCAAAGGAGTTTTACATTGCAGACGAAGTATCGGAACAGGAATCGTAAGTCAGTCGACAACGAGCTACGAGAAGGACGCAAGCGCCGAGCCGAAGCTGTGTACACCAAAGCATTTCATACACGCCAGAAGTTCGGTGCTGCTTCCAAAGTCAGAACCATATACAGCAAGGATAAAGATGCGGAAGTTTAGATATCGGCCAGCAATTACCAATGGAAATCCTGTTGTGCAGTTTCTGTTTAAAGAAATGCACAGACAAAGATGCTGCCAGATAGATCTTGCAGAAAGAGTTGGCCTTCACAGAGATACATTGAGGAAGTGGCGCACTACGCATACGCCACGAGTCAATGATATCGAAGCCGCTCTCAACTATCTGGGCTACACACTCAAGCCAATACGCATCAAAGATTGACATGACTGCGACATTGCAGGAGTATCCCTGCATGAAAAGCTACATGACAACGCTCACTAACAGAGCCAAACGCCACAGAGTTCCGCTCAAAGATGCTTTCATCAGAGCGGGGCTGCCCGACTCAACATATTACAGAGCCAAGCAAGGCAAGGAGTTACGATACGAAACAGCTAAACTCGTGTTTGATTATATAACCAATGCCAGCCAAAAACAGACGCATCAAAAAAAATCTTAATCAAGGCAAGTCACAAACATGCGAAGCATGTGGAGTGGTAACACCTTGGTTTGTCTGCCCTGTTGCTGGCATCAACCCGCCGTCTTGGTACACAATCTGCCTTGACTGCTATCAGGAGAACCAATGGCAAACAAGAATCGCGACAAGGGAAACTACCACGAAAGGTGGTTCGTCAACTGGCTACAAGAACTCGGCTTCACAGCTAAACGCCAGCCCCTCTCAGGCGCACTCGGAGGAGAATACTCCGGCGACATCATCTGGAAACTCGGACGACTTGAGTTGGTGGTGGAAGTAAAATACAGAGACAAGTCAAACTTCCCCAATCCATTTACTGTTGTGCGCGACGTTGCATTTTACAAACGTAAAACCGGCAAGCCCAAAACTCTGGTAATCTTTGATGGCGATGTGTTCGAGCGAGACATTGCCCCGCTGCTCACAAAGAAAAAGCGAGTAGCCAAGTCAGGGCTTACAGAAGATTGGCAACCAAGTTCTGATCTACAACAGGACATTGATAACAAGTTAGGAGCAAAGATAAACCATGACGCTGAAACAGATAAGTTCCGCAATCACCACCTCTCGAAAGGCAACACATTCAAACGACCTGACCTCGCTTATAGAAAGTGGTGTCGTCAAGCAGTTGAGTGGGGAACAGCAGCAACGAGCAGTGGCTCGTCTGTTGGAAGTAAAAGATCCGGCAAAGGTGGACAGCAATCTGGTCACTTCGCTGGCATCCTTGCCGGGCTTGACGATTAGTCCTGTTGAACGCACACGATTCCCTCGTGATGCTGACATACAAATCACACTGTTGCGCTACGACATACAATGTGAGGACGAACAGTCACTGGATCGTGCGTTAAACGCCGTACAAGCGTCACTGACGCCCCTCTCGCCAGAAGATATAGGTAAGCAGCTAACTATGCTTGCCACGCTTGTGGTGAAGCCCAGTGGCGAAACAGCAGAAGATCAGACAATCAGGATCAAATCGCTCACATCACAACTGATAAAGTATCCTGCGGACATCGTGCTGTATGCCGTCCAGAAGGTCGCTGAGTCGTGTACCTTCTGGCCGGCATACGCCGAGTTCCACAAGCATATTCATTGGCGCATAGAAAAGAGGCAGAAACTAATGGATGCACTTGTATCCAAGAAGGTTGCGCTTACTGCATACTCGCAGTAGAATACATACAAAGGAGAACCAAATGAACCGAATAGGATTTATCGGCGGTAGCGACATGCGCCGCATCATGCAAGGTGACTGGATATCACTCTGGGAAGAGAAGACAGGACGCAAGAAACCTGACGACCTATCAGACGTATTGCCAGTGCAACTTGGTACATTCACCGAACAGTTCAACATCAACTGGTTTCAGCAGCAGACAGGCAAGCAAGTGTCTGCCAGCCAGCATGAGATCAAGCTGGATGTAGACGGTGTGCCATGTAAGGGGATGCTTGACGGTCTTGTCGAAGGCGTCACACCAATCGAATGCAAGCACACCTACGACAACAACACCATTGAGAATGTACTCAAGCAGTACATGCCACAGATCCAGTTCTATATGTGGGTTGGCAACTACACAGAGTGTTACCTGTCAGTCTTGTTTGGCAACAGACGCTGGGACTCAGTGCGTGTATCTCGTGCCGATGATTATGTCGAGCGTATGCGTGTGCATCTCAAGACATTCTGGCAGCTTGTTGTAGATGACACACCGCCAGCAGAAGCTGATGAGGTGTATGGCAATCATGTTGCCTCGCCCAACACAGACAAGATTCCTGTCAACGATATGGTCAAGCGTGATGCGTCTGGTGACAATGAGTTCATCAGCCGGTGCCATGACTACATCGAGCAGCAGGGAAATGCACAACTATTTGAATCTGCCAAAGCCGATCTCAAGGCAATGGTAGGCGATGGAGAGCGAGAGGTGTACTGCGATCTCCTCACCATCAAGCGCGACAAGCGCGGATCACTTCGTATCGCAGTAAAGGAGAACCACTATGACGACTAAGAATCTAGCCACAGCGCTAATCAAGTTCCACGACAGTGGCGCAGCAGCCAAGAAGGGTGCAGCCAATCCCTTCTTCAAGTCCAAGTATGCCAGCCTAGAGGAAGTCATTGAGACTGTCCGCGCAGAAGCTGGCAAGGTTGGGCTGACATTCACCCAGCTTGTCGACTTTGATGAGCATCACATCTTTGTAACCACAACAATCATGCACGAGTCTGGCGACTCAATGACTGGTCGCACACCTGTGCTTACCAAAGACAATACCGACCCGCAGAAGATGGGCAGCGGCATTACCTACGCCAAGCGTTATGGTTTGCAAGCAGCCTTTGGTCTGCCGTCAGAGGACGATGATGGCAATGCAGCCAGCGTGTCCTCACCCAAAGTAACCAAAGTTGCCAAGAAGAGCAGTGCACCAGCAGAGGAGGCTTGGTAATGCTAGGAATCAACAAACGACTCGACAAGATCGAGTACCGACTCGCGCGTATCGACAAGATGCTTGAAGACATGCTGACAGTTCCAAAACAGGTACCGTCAGTTGTAGTTCGCAAGCCAGTATCGGAAAGCAGACAACGCAAGACAGACTGGTATCCAGATAGCCTAGCCAAGTTCATGCTGACCAGATACAGAACCATTGATGATGCAATGGCTAAGTTTGGATACACCAAAGAGTCGGTCAGAACCTACATCAAAAACATGCGCAAAGCAGGACTACCTATCAAGACTCGCGGACGCGCACCAACTCAATACAAGATTGACAACCCACACGGAGGGGCAAAACCCAATGGCTGAATACGACAACACAAACTCCGGCATCGCCGGTAAACCTTGGCCCGAACAGAAGCTGCTGCTTAACGGCAAGCTGAATGTATTTGGTGAAGACATGCCAATCGTCATTGTCACAGCAGAAACAAACACAGGCGAGAAGCGCCTAGAGGTCTTCCAGAAGATCGGTGTTATGTTTAGCAACGACAAGAACGGCAATGACAAAGCGCCAGATTACTCAGGCCCACTCGACGGCTTGCATCAAGACTGGCGCGTTGCTGGTTGGCGCGGTGAGAAAGATGGACGCAAGTTCATGTCACTCAAAGTCAGCGAGAAACAAAAGCAACAACAAGAAGCAGAACCACAGCAAGAAGTTGCTTCACAAGAGGTCGATGATGATATACCTTTCTAGGCAGTCGGTTTTGGTTCTCCGGCTTAACTCCTAGCAAACTGACGGTCAGACCAACCTCACGGTCTGGCCGTCTTTCTTATGGAGACAACAATGATACTTGTAATACCAAGAAACGATGGCTTGAAGATTAGCGTAGAAGGCAAGCTGCATCACAAAGACATGACGCCAGAAGAAATGATGCAGATGGGTATTAGATTCCAACAAGCAGCATTAGAAATGATTAGGCTGGAACAGCTAGAAGCCGCATCCGATCAACCAGACGCTGCGCACGGTTCGGCACCTGTCGATACCAACGGCTAGATTCCATCTGGTTTGCAGCCTCGTCCCACTCAGCAGCCTCAACAGCAGCCTTCATCATTTTGAATTTTGATAATCTTGGATAACCAAGGTTAAACATCATGTTGGCAATTATTAACTGACAATCATCTGGTAACTCTGTGAAGCTGTCATACAAACGCAAGCAGTCACGCCGCACACTATCAAGATCCTGCTCAAAAGCCTCTCGCACCCGATCCTCATCAATCGGGGTGCCGAGAGGCTGGCCGTGTTCTGGATCATCTTCACGCACTAAATGCCCCACACCAAATGTAGCGTATCCAAGATGATCGTTATAAATTTCATACTTACAACCCTCATCAATCTTTAACTCTTCCATCAGCTTATCGATGTTCATTTCTTCAATCCTTTTAGTCCGCGCAAACCAAATGACGCTGCTATTGAGGCATACATTGCCCACTGGAACCAGCTTGGTGTACGACTCAACGCATCAAAGCCACGCTCAACATAGGGCTGCAATGGCGGGATAAAACACATGGCAATGATAGCTATAAACAGAATAGTCCAAGCCTCATCCTTCCAGCTATCCTTGCTGGCTTCAGCCATAATCTTTTCCCAGCCAGCTTCATGCGTGGCAGCGACCTTCATCACTTCAGCCTCAGCTTCAGCACGAGCCACCTTTACCTGACTCTTAGCAGCCTTCTCAGCAGCCTTGCCTTTCAGCCAGCCACCAGCCAGTTCACCTACAATGGGCAGTAAAGCCTGTATCATTTACTTTG